AATGCTACTGGTTGGGCTATTCAATGCACTGATCAGGGTTTACGCTTAACTCCGTTTGCGCAATCAATAGGAAATTTCAATAATTGTACTAAGGCTTTTGAAAGACTTATACTTGGAGGCCATGTAGTTATTGATGATAATCCGATAACAAGGTATTGTCTACGGAATGTTGAGCTGCGATATGATTATAATGGCAATTGCAAGCCTAATAAGCTGAATGAGAAGAAGAAAATTGATGGTGTGATAGCTATGCTACAATCTTTAGCAGCTTATATTGATGCATCATCCAATTATAAAGGCACGAATATTTTTTAAGATTATGGCAAATATATTCAGACGAACATTAGATAAATTGAGAAGAACAGAAACAAGAAGTGTGAGTTATGCTCCGACTAATGCAGTGGGTTTACCTTATGGGTTTGCCAGTTATCCTCTATCTGTTCAGGCATCTATGCAATTAAGCACTGTTTATCGTTGCGTGGAGGTGATTTCTGATGCAATTGCATCACAAGTATGGGATGTTCTTGAATATTTACCGGATCAGGGATGGACTTCTAATCCCATGAATCCGATTGCTTATATGTTGAATTACGAACCGAGTATTTCGATGTCAAGATATACTTTGATGAAAACTCTGACAGCGAAAGTATTACTTGAGGGAAATGGCTATTTGATTATAAACCGGGAATATGATATGGGAGATCCTTTTTCGTTGACTTTAGTGAATGATACTGTTAAGATATATCAACGTAATAACGGTACTCTTTATTATTTAATAGGAAAACCAGGTAAGGAGCTTACGGTTGATGGAGATAACATGATACATATTTTAAATTTCAGTTATGATGGTCTTAATGGTGTATCTACATTACGTCATGCAGCTAATTCAATGACGCTCGCTTATGCTTCTGAATCATCGGCTCAGGGTTTCTTTTCAAGTGGTGCAAATATGTCAGGGATTTTAACTGTAGAAGGGAAGATAACGAAAGAGAAAGCTACTGCTATAAAACAGGCATGGGCAGAAGCATTTAATGTTACGACTGGTAATCCCGGGGGTATAGCAGTTATGGAATCAGGATTGGGATTTGAGCCTGTAACTGTTAATCCTAAAGATGCTCAGATGCTTGAAACAAGGCAATTTAACGTGATAGAGATATGCAGGTTCTTTGGTGTTCATCCGAGTAAAATATTTGATAGTGCAAATCTTACTTATTCAAATATTGAAAGTTTCCAGCTTGGATTTCTTACAGATACTATCTCACCATTGGATTCAAAAATTGAAGCTGAGTTTAATCGCAAGTTACTCAGGCCCTCAAAGAGATTGAAAATTAAATTTAATTTGAATATCAGTGAATTACTTAGGGCTAATCTGGATTCGACAGCCAATTATTATACTAAAATGTTTCAAGTAGGGGCTTTTAGTCCCAATGAAATACGTACTAAAACAGGACAACCGAAGATTAAAGAAGGTGATAAGAGTTATATTCCAATGAATTTGATGGCGGTGGATACACCGATGACACAAAATAAAAAAGTAGATAAAAAAATAAAAATAGAAGAAAATGAATAATAGATTGGGGAAAATAGAAATTTCTGAAGAATTCATGAAACCTGAAAATCTGGTTATGTTATTGCCATTATTTTCTGTTTTTATACCTGTTCATATTGAAGATAAAAGATTATCTGAAAGAATAGTAATCTACACAGGATATTCAAATTGTTTTGATGTAATAAATGAAGGAGACCCTATCCCTATTTATGATGTGAATATTGAAAATGAGAAAATTAAAGAAATAAATAAAAGATAAGGAGGAATAATTATGCCGTGGAAAATTAAAGATGTTGATCAGTTTAAAAAAGATCTGACAGATAAAGAGAAAGAGCAATGGATTGAGATTGCTAATTCTGCTTATGAAACCTGCATGAAAGATGGCGGAGATGATGAAAAATGTGCTGCATCTGCAATTAAACAGGCCAATGGGACAGTAAGAAAAAGAGAAGAAGATCGATTTGAGCCTCCTGATGCCGGGGATGCACCGAAGGAAGTAAAAGATATTCTTTCATCAGCTTATGATAGTTGTCGATCTGCATGGGTTAAGGATCATCCTGATGATAAAGAAAATGAAGAAAATAAAACAAGTTGTGCTGAACAGGCATGGGCTGCTGTTAAGAATGCTGGATGGGAGAAGAACGAAAAAGGAGAATGGAATAAAAGAAATGATCCAAAAGAAATGGAGATTCGTATTATCCCAGATGATGATTCTGAAGTCAGAACCATTGGTAAATCCCGGTTTATTGAGGGTTATGGCATAGTTTTTAATAAAGAATCACATGATTTAGGCGGTTTTAAAGAGATAATCCTTCCCGAAGCTGCTGAGGGTGTCATTGAACGCTCAGATATACTTGCTTTACTTAATCATGATGTCAACAAAGGAGTGCTGGCACGATCAGATAAAGGCAAGGGTACTCTTGAATTGAATATTGACAAAAAAGGAGTCAGGTATATTTTTGAAGCACCGAAATTTGATCTTGGTGATGAATTACTTGAGGGGGTACGCCGGGGGGATATTAAGGGTAGTTCGTTTGGTTTCTCTATTGTAAAATACGAAGATGCTCCTTTTGAAAAGCGTGAGGATGGTACTTATTTGAGAACAATTAAGCGATTTGATCAGATATTTGATATGTCACCCTGTTATCGTGAAGCTTATGAAGATACCAGCGTGGCATTAAGAAGCCTGGATAAAATAGAAAAAGATATGCTCGAAAAAAATAAATCAGCTAAAGAAGATGATGTTAAAGATGAACCGATTAAGCCTGATGTAGGGAATGCTGCAACAGAGCCTATAATCAGAAAATCAAAAATAGATGATTCTTTGTCTGACAAAGATAAATTAGAGCAACGTAGTATTAACAATTTAAATCAGAATACAATGTTAACAATTAAACAATTACAAGACCTTAAAGCTTCGGCTCTTGAAGAAAATGATAAGACTTATCAGTTAAAAGATGCCGAAAAGAGGGCAATGTCACCTGATGAAGAAGAAAAAGTCAGGATTAATAATCAGAGGATCAAAGAATGGGATCTTCAGATTGAAACCGAAAGCCGGAAACTCAGTGGTACTGACAGATATGTCGGACCGTATATAAAACCACCTGAAGTTGAGGCATTTTCTCTTATTAAGGCAATAAGGGCAAGGGTAAATAACAAGCCATTACCTCCGGCAGCTATTGATTTATCAATACTTGGAGGCGAGCAGATGCGTAAAAGTGGGCAGACTCCGGAAGGGGAAATTATCATACCGAATCGTGAAAAATATTATGAAAAACGTGCTGATATACTTGCAGGAACGGCCACACAGGGGCAGGAAATAGTTGCAGAAGATAAAAAGGCAATACTTCCGCCTCTGGTTGACAGGCTGGTTTTTTCAAGAGCCGGTGCTACTTATATGCCTAATTTGGTTGGTAATGTAAGTCTTCCTTCTTATGCAGGCACGACTGTTGCGTGGAAAACTGAAGTGGAGGCTGCTGCCGATGGTGGCGGGGCTCTCGCTGAAGTCGAGTTTACACCCAAAAGATTAACGGCTTACATTAATGTATCCAAACTATTCCTGGCTCAGGATTCGGTAGGGGCCGAAAGACTTCTGCTTGATAATATTGCAAATGCAGTTGCCCGATTGCTTGAGAAAACAGTACTTGGACCAGCTACCGTTGCAGCCAGTTATCCTTCGGGAATTGGTTATAAGCTCAATGTAGCTAATGGTGGTGGTGTAGCTGTTCTTACGGGAGCAACAATCACAAATGCTGCAATGATAGGACTGGAAACAACTGTTGATACTGCCAATGCACTTGACGGTAACCTGGCATATATCACAAATGGTATTGCCCGTGGATTGCTCAAGGGTATTGATAAAGGAGTTGCCAATGATACAGGTGATTTCCTCTGCAGTGAAGAGAATAAGATCAATGGTTATCCTTTACTGGTTACTAATGCCATTGTTTCGACTTACGGAGCCGGTGGTGATGGTAATATGGTTGCATTTGGTAACTGGAAAGACCTTTGCATTGCTCAATGGGGCGGTTATGATATAACTGTTGATCCATACAGTGCAGCTAAGACTAATCAGGTCGTTATTGTTATTAATGCATTTTTTGATGCTAAAGGACTTCGTGGTGTTTCGGGAGCTGGGGCCACTTTAGACGAGTACGCTCTTTCGTTTTCAGCTTTAAGTATTAAATAACTAATCAGGGAGTGGGGCTTTTGCTCCATTCCCTTAATTTAAAATAAAATGGCACGAAAAAAATATTTATTTGACTGGACAGGATTTTTTACGAAACGTCTTTTGACGGCTACGGTAGAAGATGCTGCTCCTACTGATGTGGTATTAACTTTTGGTCCTGTCTTGGCAGTGAAGGCTTTTACTCGATCTGTTAAGACTGAATTTACTTTGGCAGGCAAAACGGTTGATAGCATAGCATTGGATTATTCGGCAGGAACATTGACAGTTGTTGTTACTGTGGCTTATACTGCAGGAGCAAATTTTGATCTTACGTTTAATCCTACGCAAAAAGGCGATACGGTTGTGCAGGAAATTACTAACAATGTAGCATAATGGCGATTTATTTAACATTGGATGATGCCAAAAAACATCTAAGGGTAGATTTTGATGATGATGATCAGTACATCTATGACCTTTGTAATCTTGTTGAAGAGCTTGTCCTTACTGAGATACGTGGCTCGATAGATGGTGAGGGTACAGTTGCAACTGTGGGAACAACGGCATTAGTGGGATCAGATACTAATTTCACTGATTATATAGTCGGTGATACTATCACAGTGGAAGGTGAAACACTTAGAATGATTGCTACAATCACTGATAATACTCATCTGACTGTATCAGTTGCTTTTGCCACTACTGCATCGGGATTGACCTATGTCATGCATCCCGGTATCCCTGATCCAATACCAGCAGGGCTTAAACAGGCAATGTTATTAATGGTAGGTCATTTTTATCAAATCCGAGAAGCTACATTAATAGGTGTCGGTTGTACAAAAATACCTTATGGTTATGAATATTTGATTGCTGTTTATAAAAATTATACAGTAGTATGAAAGCTGGTAATGCATATCATCGAATTAATTTTTATGCCAAAGTATCAACGAGGGGGGATTATGGAGATAGTGTGGATACCTGGCCTGAAGTTACGATTGCGACCAGGGGCGAGATAAGATATACAGGAGGTAGCAGGATGCTTTCAAATGAAGAAAAATTTTATTCAAAGTCTATGGAATTGATTGTAAGATACAGATCAGAGATTGTTGAAACGATGAGGGTGCAGATAGATGGAGGCACAGATAGATATACAATTGATTATCTTGATCCATTGGGGCGCAATGAATCGTTAAGGTTAACACTTGATAAAATTAATGCATGATGGAAATGTCGATTAAAACTGATCAGATAAAAATACTTGAAGATTTTTTCCAGGATTTATCCAATGTTAATCAACGAAGAGTATTCATTGCAAGTTTTCGCAGGGCTACCAAGCCGCTTGTTAATGCAGCCCAAACGGGCGCACCAAAGAAAACAGGTAGGTTAATGCGATCATTCGGTACAATGGATATGCCTAATGAAGTTGCGATATTGGTAGGATCAAGACTTTCGGGTAGTAATAAGTGTTGGTATGGTCATTTAATTGAAGGAGGTACTAAAGAAAGAGAATTTACTGCAAGGACATCAACGATCCATCCTCTTTATAGAGGAACGTCATTGAATGGATTTTTCACAACACGACAAGGACAATCATATAAGACAGGAAAGATGACTGCAAATCCATTTTTTGAAAGAGCTTATAATGCCACAGAGAGTCAAATATATGACACTATTGAAGATGAATGGTTAAAGGAAATAGATAGATTTATAATACGAACTAACAGAAAATTAAAATGAAGAATACAGAGATTTACAGGGTTGATTCCCATGAAACCAGAAAGATGGTTTTTGTTGCTGCTTGTCCTGATGGAAAGCTTGATTGGGCATTGCAGATGAAATTATTAAAAGCCGGTTTGCATAATCATCAGGATTTGCAAAAGCATTTCGATAAGTATGGTGAAGATGATATGCTTATGACTATTGTGAAGAAAGTCGAACCGGAAGCGATCATGAAGGAAATAAACAAATGCAAAGAATTTCCAATAAAATTTAATGAACCGATACCGGAAGAGACGAAATCGGAACCGGATATTACTGTATCGGAAACTGAGATTATTGAACCAGAGGTTGAGGTACGTGAAAATCCAACTTTTTCCTCTGCAACTATTTCCCGTACCTCAACTGCTGGAAACAGAAGGAAGAAAACTCATAAAAGAAAATGATCGGGAAAGTAATAGTATCGTTATTGAAGGCTAATGATGACTTAACAGCATTAGTGCCGGAAGCAAGTATTTATCCTTATGTGATTAATGAAAATACTGCTCTTCCTGCTATTATTTATGTCATCGAGAGTCTTACAGCAGAATACACTAAAGATGGATGGGTGGGTGATGCTTGTACTTTCAGTGTAATATCATTTTCTGATAATTATGCGAGCCTTCAAAATATTGTTGATGAGATACGGACAGCTCTTGAGCTTAAAAAAGGAGTGATCGAAGATATAACTTATCAGCAAATATATCTTACAGGACATTCCGAAGGGTTTAACATAACAGAGAATGTATTTTTAAACAAGTTGACATTTTCAACATATATAACAAGTTATTAACAATTAAAATTGAAAAATTATGGCAGTAGTTATTAATGGATCGGACATTTTCGTATATATCGATGGCACTAAGGTTGCAAATGCGACCAGCCATACCTTATCTCTGACAATGGCGACCCGTGAAACCAGTAACAAAGATACTGGTAAGTTTAATACTAAGGATGTCGGGAGGCTTGATATAACAGCAAGCAGTGATGCCTTAGTTGTTTATACGGATATTGCAACATTGATGACGGCTTATCTTGCTCGTGAGCCTGTTCATTTGCATTTTGCAGAAGATGTTGCCGGTAGTCCGGATGAAACACAGTTCTATGCAGAAGGTGATTTTATTATCACTTCGCTGGATATGAATGCCGGAGACGCTGATAATGCAAGTTATTCTTGTACGTTTGATCATTATGACGGATTTGCATGGTCTGGTGATGTAGCCTTACGTGTTGGTGTACTTGGCACTAATTGTTCAGTATTTGAGGCTGATGATGGTTTTGCTGCTTGTTTCCCAAAAGGCGGGACAGCTCCTTATACTTTTTCATGGTCACGTGCAGCAGAAGTTACGCAATATCTTACAGCTCTCGAACCGGGGACTTATACAGTTACAGTAACAGATGATGATTCTGCTGTAGTAATAGGATCAATTACAATCACTGAACCTGAAGCATAATGGAATTGCTTGATATAAAGCGAGTAAAGGTAGGTGATCGTGATTATCCTATCAAGATCACTGCACGGGCTATGATCGAATACGAGAAGTTATCAGGTAAGTCTATTGCAGAATATGAGGGAACGGAGAACCTGTTTCAATTCTTTTATGTCACGGCAAAAGCAGGAGCTAAATCAGAAGGTATAGAGTTTAAATATACTTATGATCAATTCCTTGATGCTATTGATGATTATTATACTGAAGCTGTGACTAATTTCTCTATGGCCATATTTGAGCCGGGAGAAGAGAATAAAAAAAAACAGGGACAAAAGAGTTCAAAATAGATGAACTCTACGGATTTTGTGTTGGTGTGATAGGTATTGATCCGGAATACTTTCTTGATGAGATGAGTCAGGATGAGATTATTGCTATATATAAGGCAAGATATGAGTTTGATAATAATGAAGAAAAAAGTAATTGGGAAAAAACAAGAGATATCTGTTATTACGCTTTTATTGCTATGCAAGGTAATGAAAGATATAAAAAACCTTCGGATTTATTCAAGTTCCCTTGGGAGCAACAAACAAAAGAAAAAGGAATGACAAGTAAAGAGGCACAAAAAAAGTTAAGTGATGGCAAGTCGTAAAGGAGTAGATGTAGGAGTAAAAATCACTGGTTCGGCAAAGGATTTTAAAGCAGCTTCAGAAGATGCTAAAAGAGCTACTGCCGAATTGAAAAGAAAAGCCGTTGCGCATAGTCGGGATATTGAACGTAATTTCAAAATGATGACTATTGCATTGGCTAAAGTAGCTGCTGCATTAATAGTTGTCAAAAAAGGATTTGAGGTCTATGATAAAATCATGATTTCAACTAATGCAACTGGGGATAAACTTGCCATACAACAAAGTAGAATTAAATTTGCTTTGGATGAGATCAAAAGAAGTATAGCTACTGTCAATTTTATAGGACTTGGTGAAAGAATGCGTGATGCTGCTAAAGCAGGCGAGGAGCTTGCCAAGCAATTAGATTTAATTTTTGATTTATCGCTCAGAATGAAACTGATAGAATCGGATCTCAATCTTGAGATGATCCAACAGGAATTAATATTCAGAAATTTATCTTATGCAGATACAATAAGAGTAAAAGCAGCTCAAAGATATCTTGATATAGTTGCTCAGCTTGAAAAAGAACAATTAGATTACGCACAGGCAGAGATAAAAGCTGCCTTGGCTGCCAGCACTGTTGTTAAATCCGGTTTGGCAGAAAAGAGATTAAGGTATTATGTTGAAAATGCTGATTTGCTTGCATTAAATGAAGATGCTATTAAGGCATATATTAAAGCACAAAAAGAACTTCAAAAAGGTGGTATAATGGGTGCTGCTGGTATGTTTATTCCTTATTCAGCGAAAGAAATAGCAGCTTTTCAGAAGATTATTGATGATGCAAGTGATACAATAAGGGGATTTGCCAGAGATTATGAACAATGGATGTTAATTATTGATCCTGAACGGCAGGGATTGACAAATGCATGGGCGAGGTTAGGTGAAATAATGAAAGCTGCTGCTGAAAAAGCACTTAAACCGCTCAGATCAGTTAATTCATTACTTAAAGAAGGGACAGAAAATATAATAAAACGTGCTGGGGCTATTTCTCCAGCTACAACAGCCGGAATAACATATCCGACATTGAGTAAAAAACCAACTTTAGCCGGATTAGCCCCGGCACCTGCCTTGGTGGATGAACTTATTAAAGCAGCTTTTGCTGCCGAAAATTTCAATGATAAATTACAGAATGAATTAAGTATAGTCAGTGCATTGGATTCGGCTTTTGTGGGATTTTTCCAGAATATGGGAACTGGTATTGATGCAATGGCTAAATCATTCATTGGTGCAATCAATCAGATAGTAGCACAACTGGCAGCTAAAGCAGCAGTATTCGGTATCTTATCAATATTTGCTCCAAAGAGCGCAATCGTTAAAGAAGGGCTGGGATCATTTCTAAAAGGTGTTTTTAATCTTGCTGGAGGCGGTTTAGTAACTGGCCCCACATTGGCTAATGTCGGTGAATATGCAGGAGCAAAAACTAATCCTGAAGTTGTAGCACCATTATCCAAATTAAAAAACCTGATGGGAGGTACTTTTAAGTTTGAATTTAAAGATGCTAAATTAAAAGGAACAGATATTTATTTCTCAGTTGTAAGAACGACTGAAATGTTAAATGCGAATACTTAAATGAAATGATAGATCCATGTATAGAATATAGAGCTGAATTTACAGATATTCTTGGGCTTGATTGGAGAATTGATATAGAAATCGAGACAGCCGATGGTACTTTCCCTGTTAAAGATCCTGCTCTCTGGACTAAATTTCATTGTACTTATGCTTATAAATTATATACAACCACAGATACAGATTCGTATATCACCAGGACAATTTCATTAAATGGTGCTACTCATAATAAGATCAGTATAAAATACAAAGTTGCCAGCGGAACCCCGGGAAACGGGCAGATATTTTATGAAACAGCCGGGCATGGCCGAAGTGCATTATATTATAAATCTATTTCTTTAATAGCAGACGGGGCTTATCACACCCTTATTGCAGATATGTCAGATCTTACGGCAGGTGGAACCGACTGGATTGACAATACGATAATTAAAATTTACTTTGACCTTACAGATAATCATCCGGTAGTAATTAATTTGGACTGGATTGGTTTTACCATGCAGGCAACAGGCGATCCTTCGCATATCGAATATTTATCTAAATCAGATCATTTTTATGATAATCCCATAAAGGGAAGCATGAAAGAATTTTATATCTATTCAGATAATAATTTCCAATTCGCTGATTTATATTCTGTTGACAATATGCAATATCGGGTATCATTCTATTATGGTCCTACTAATATATTGTATTGGCGTGGATATATTCAAACAGGTAGTTACCAGGAACCTTACGATGGTGTTTCTTATCCGGTTAAGATATCTGCTACTGATGGTTTGGGAATGCTCAATAATATTCTTTACGATGATGATGGGACTCCTTACAATGGCAGGATGCTTAAAAGTCAGATTATCTTTGATATACTTGATAAAATCGGATATGCTGGATTTACCGAATATGTTAATATTTATGAAGAATCAATGGATGATGGCGAAGGAGATTCACCTTTTGATCAGTCGAAAATTGATGTTGACATATTCAAAGATATGTATTGTTATGAAGTATTGGAGCAGATACTTAAAACATATAATGCAGTCATCAGACAATTGGCCGGGAAGATATATATTTTTCGTCCTGAAGAACTTATCGGAGCAACAGTCTATGGAAGGATATTTACCGGGCCAGCTATAAAAACAGGAACAAATTTCGTCCCCAAGCAATTGATTAGTCGCCGTGGGGCTTTAACTGATTTACGGGATGTTGAAGGTGGGGCTTTGATGGGAATACAACCGGCAAAAAAAGTATCAACTAATCTGAATTGCGGGCATAAGGAAAGTCTGATAAAAAATTGGCAATTCAGGGGTGAGACATTTGATGGAACGGATTTTGAAGATTGGACTCAAACTGCTGACACAAATGCCAGTCCCATATCTGGGAACATAACCGAAAAGAATCAAGGTGTTTTTCTTGATAGTTATGATGCTTCATCTCCTTATGCATATTATATCCATCAAACTTTCGGAACAACCTTGCAAGCCACAGCTGATGCGTGTGCTATCGAATTCGATTATTTGCTTTATAATAATACAGCCAATCCGGTAGCAGATGTATTGACTAAAGTAATATTACGTCAAAGTACTACATATTACCTTGCAATGAATGGTAATTGGGTTGGTAGTGTTCAGGGTTTATCAATTAGTAATACAGCTCAACCAGGTAGTTCAGGATGGTTGCATTTTAAACTGGAAATTCAAAATGGTCTATTATTAAGTAATACAGGAATAACAATTGAACTTCAGGCAAGTAATAAAGCTGATGTGAGAATTGCTTATGATAATATAAGATTTTATTATTATTCTACTTTAATGTTGAGACAAAGAATAAATATAGCAGGACGTGAACGCCCATCAACATTAAAATCTTCACTTGCAGAAAAACGGTATCTTAAAATACCAAAAGAAATCACAGAAATTATTTATACTAAAACAAATCCGATTAATGGTATAGAATTGAATTATAATTATATTATTGGGGATGTTACCATTGCAAAAGTTAATATTGATAATATTCTTGAACAGTTTGCAGGAGCTCTGGCAGTTTCAATCCGTGACACACTTACGGAAGCAGCAGCCGATTTTGTTACTGATCATGATGCCGATTATACAGGTATTGATGTAACCTCCGATGCAGAGGATATAATTTTTACAGGTAAAGAGACAGACGAAAAAGTATCCGGCGATGATTTCACGGGCGATACATCTGTAACTAATACTTCGGGCAATCTTGATGGTTCTGTTGCAGCTACTCAGGCTTATGTTACATCAGTGGCCCAAGTAGATACAATTACTGTTACAGGAGATTCCGGTGAGGCTGATGTTCTTTGTAATGTAGTAACAAAAGCTTTAGTATGGGATACTTCAATTGCATTAACTATTCAGAATTTTGTTGATGCTTATGCTGCTGATTATCTTGCTACGGGAATAGTTCTTACCTGTACGGTTTCGACATTAATATTTACAGCAAAGAAAGCTGGTGTGCCTTTCACGGGAGCTACCACTATAACTAATGTTATACCTAATCTTAATGGCGAAGTTGCAGATCCCCCAACTCAAGCTAATGTTATAGGACAGAAACGTATTGATACCATCACTCTTTCAGATTATGAAGGCACAGCTGATATTATTTGCGATGCTGTAACTGAAGAAGTAGATGTTGATGAAACGCTTACCCCCTCATCTGATTGGAATACACGTGGGGGATCAGAAAGCAAACCATTACTTGAAATTATCGGTGATGAAATAGCTGCTCATTATGCTCGGCCGAAACAATTATTACAGCTTCCAATAAAGGAAGATAAGATTACAGATAATTTACCGGGAATTAATCTGATTGGCAATTTTCAGGATTCGCTTAATGTTTATAATGATCATTATCGGGCATTTGTATTTAATCATGGTTCTTTTAATATCAGAGATAGAGAATGGATCATGAATCTTATTGAGATAGGGGAAGGAGAGGAGGTGCCATAATGAATTATTTACTACTCATATTATTCCTTATCGTCTTTGAAGCTTTTTATGAAGGCATGAAGATAAGAGGCTGGTATGCCGTATCTGAATGGGCTGAAAATATTTATCTGGCCGGAGTAACTCTTATGAGCCTGGCATGGATAGCAGGAATACAGGTACTCCATAGCGAATATGTACCGTTCTGGAAACTTATTATCAGTTATCTGTTTATAAGATTTGCATTGTTCGATTTAGTATTGAATCTATTTGCTGATTTGAGATGGTTTTATATTGGCAGAACAAAGATGTTCGATAGATTTTTCCGATGGCTTATTGAAAAGGGCAGGGTAGCAGTAGGACTTATTTGGTTTGCGAGGTTTATTCTATTATGTATTGCC